TCGTTGGTGGGTGCGTCCGTTAGTTGGGACGATTGTTGCTGGCGCAACGACGATTACAAGCGGCACCGGAGCGGGAACGTCTACTGCGGTGACGACAGGTGAATCGCTGTTTTCAAACCTGTACTCCCTTGGCTCACCACTTCAAGCTGGCACGCAGCTATACATCAGCCAAGGTGCTAACACCTTGGTGCCGAGCTACTGGCCTACTGGTCACGTCGATTTAGTTATTCCAGTTAAGCGGTCTGGCGCAATGCTTAACTCTGGGCAAGTCACCGTTTACGCGCGCGAGTATGGAAACACGTTTAACGTTTACACAATTGACCTGAGCTTCGGTGGCAGAAACCCGGTCCCGCTTTCAACGTCGGTTGACACATCAATTGTTGACTCTGCCGCAACCGTCTCTGGATGGACAACTGTACCGAATTTGACGTATGGAACAGTATCCAAAAATCTGAACAACGGCAATGGGGCAAAATCCTACGATCTCGTTATTGACTGCGCCGGACTTCCTGTGCTGAAAGTATACGAGTGGCTGCAATATCAAGCCTCTCGCGGCAAAACAGCGACGACCTATACCAACGGTACCCAAGGCCAGTTTTATCTCGGTCTGACCGGGTATACGCCTCTGCCAACTGCGCCGTTCGGTACGTTTGCCGGTGGAAAGTTTTTTGCCGCGCAGGGGATTTGGTTGCAGAATATGGCGACCGCAGACATCCAGAATTACCAGCTGACAGCTGACGATGCAACGACTCAAACACCGCCAAACACTCAATACGTGACCGTTAGCTCACTTGTTGCGGGCGATCAGGTATTGGTGGCCCGCACTTCCGGATCTGGAAGCACAGCCATTAACACGGCTCAGTACACGCTAGCATCGTCTGGTAATGGGATCGGAAGCGGTACCGTAACAGTCAATGGGTCGATTAGCTCTGACGAGCCATCATCCGGTACGCTGCGAATTAAAAACGCAGCCGGTACTTATGACCGTTACTCGTATACAAGTTGGTCTGGATCGACGTTTACGCTGTCAGGAACTCTGAGCGCAGCCTACAACAATTCGAACATGTTTGTGCCTATCATCGACGCAACGGCAACGGGTACGAGTATCACTACATCGTTAATTCAATCGGTAACAATCAACGTTGTAATTCGAGTCCGTAAATACGCATCTGGATCTGGAAATTCAATCCAGCCATTTGAAACGGCGGGAACTATTACTCCAACTGGTCTGTCTGTATCTGCTATACGGACGACTGACACAATCGCAGTTTAAGGACTGAGAAAATGTCATTCTCCTTTGACCATGTAAAGAGTCTGATTAACGTTGACCCCTCACAAACGTCTGTCGATTGTCAGGCTCTTTACAGCGCAATCTCGCAACATCAAGCGAGTGCTGGAGGGGTTATTTATGACAAAATCGCAGTCGCCACAGGACTCAACCAGCTCGGCCCAAACGTTCAAACGGGTATCACCGTCGAACTATTGGGGGATTGGCAACTCAAATTCGCTGACGGGCAATATGTCGCCTCAGTCCTCGCCGGAAATCTCATCGGAGGACTCAACGGCGATCCAATCGCATACAGCGCCGGTGTCCAAGTCCTCTTAGTGCAGTCCGCATCGTCGACGGTGGTTACATCGTCATCGAGCGGATTGACTGACGCGCAGGCTGCCCAGCTGTCATCGATTCAAAATAACTCTGCGCTTATTCCCGCTCTTTTGTAAAACAGACCGTATATCAACGAATGCCGCCTTTGGGCGGCTTTTTTATGAGCTGAATATTGTGATCCTCGACGTTAGGCTAAAAGAGTTTGGAACTTCTCAGCAAGGCGAACGTCTTGACGCGGTAAATAAATATGGGACATTTCTGGCGGCAGCGAAAGCGCTTGGCGTGTCCAGGACTGCAATCAGTCAATCGATTGACATCCTGAGGCGAAATGCGGCGCTTCGCGGATATTCGCCTTTGCACGATATGACCAAAACCGTGCCCGATGGTTTCAAGGTCAAAGGTGTAAGCACCTATTACGACAAGGACGGAAAAACCAGAGGTCAGTGGGTCAAGTCAAGCGCAGACGAAGAGCGGCGGCAGCAAATTATCAAAGACACGTTTGTTGCTATGGCAAGTGAGTTGCCTCGCATTGCTCCAAGCGTTGCGCCGAAGGTAAGTATTGATGCGCTATGCAATTTATACACGCTCACCGATACCCATGTCGGAATGCTGGCGTGGCACGAAGAGGGTGGCGCGGATTGGGATTTAAAGATTGCCGAAAAGACGCTGACCGGATGCTTTGAGCAAATGGTTGTTTCGTCCCCACCTGCAAAAGTTGGATTTGTTTCGCAGCTGGGTGACTGGTTGCATTTTGATGGCATGAAAGCGGTCACACCTACGCACCAGCACATTCTTGACGCAGACGGTCGTTTTAGCAAGATCGTACAGGTCTCTGTTCGAATGCTCAGGCGACTAGTCGATTTTGCGCTGAGCCATCACGAGAGGGTCGTTGTGTTGATGGCTGAGGGCAATCATGACCTTGTGTCCAGTATTTGGCTGCGGACAATGTTTAAGGCGCTCTATGAAAACGAGCCAAGAGTGGAAGTGATTGATTCTGCTTTGCCTTACTACGTCTATGAGCATGGAAAAACAATGCTTTGTTTTCACCACGGGCACTTAAAAAATAAAGATAGTTTGCCGCTACTTTTTGCCGCGCAGTTTCCCGCAACGTGGGGTGCAACGACTAAACGATATTGCCACACTGGTCACCTGCATCACTTGGACGAGAAAGAACACTCGGGAATGATCGTGACTCAACATCCCACGTTGTCGGCTAGAGACGCGCACGCGGCTAGGGGAGGTTGGATAGCCGAGCGTCAAGTCAGCGCAATCACATATCACAAGGATTTTGGTCAAGTGGCAAAGATAACGATCACTCCTGAAATGCTATTGAAATGAAACTTAACTTTTTATTAAAGGTCTCACAAATGGATTGGGCAACCGTAATACCACTAATGATTTTTGTTGGAACCCTTGTGACTTCCGGGTTTGCCTATTTGTGGCTGAGAGCGGAGAAAAACTTGGATAAATTGTTGTCTGGCCATGACGATGATATTTCATCGCTAAAAAGGGAACTAGGCGAGCATCGACTTCATGTGGCCGAGTCATACGTCACGCAGAGCGAGCTAGCCCGCACAATTCAAAGCTTCGAGAAAACCGTCGAGCGATTGCTCGATGCAATTAATCAAATGTCTCGTGATTCTAAAGAGGCATTTGCTGAGCTGCATCGTCGTATTGATGGCAAGGCAGACAAACAATGACGCCACAAGAGTTTGTTTCTGCAGTAGGCAAGGCTGCGCGGCAGTCGATGGCGTCTACAAATATTCCGGCATCGTTTGTTGTTGCTGATGCTGCGCTCGAGAGTGGGTGGGGCAAATCTTTATTAACCGTGCAGGGATTTAACTTGTTCGGCGTAAAAGCAGATTCGTCTTGGAAGGGCGCAACCCTTACCATGCAGACCAGAGAATTTTTAAACGGCCAATGGATTATGGTTCCCGCTTTGTGGCGCAAGTACCCGGACTGGCTCGCTTCAATCAATGATCATGCTCAGTTTCTGCTTACAAATGCAAGATACAGCGGTTGTTTTTCGCACAAAGATGGGATTGGATTTGCTCAGGCCGTACAGTCGGCTGGATACGCAACCGATCCTTTATACGGTGAAAAAATAATCTCAATCATCAATCAGTACAAGCTGTCCAATCTGGACGATTAACAAATACTCAACCGATCAACAACCGCCTACGGGCGGTTTTTTTATGGGCGCTCGATATGTCAATAATTAAACATTTAGTTGATGCCGCACAAGGCAAACATCCCCTCGGTACAGCCCGCTCCGGCAAGTGGCCGACTGTTCGCAAAAATTATCTGGCTTTGCATCCAGTCTGCGAGGTCTGTGGCGGCAAAGAAAAGCTAGAAGTGCATCACAAAAAGGTCTTTCACCTTAATCCACAGCTTGAGCTTGACCCAAACAACCTGATCACCCTTTGCGAGTCAGGAGCAAACGGCATCAATTGCCATCTCGCGGTTGGTCATTTGGGAAATTTCAAAAGTTTCAATCCAAGCGTCGAGGCAGACGCAAAAGTTATTCGCGCGCGAATTCAAAACCGTCCAACTTCAGCTAAGGAGTAACCATGCAAGATAAAAAAAACTGGCCGCTGTTTTTGTCCATTTTGATTGCGTTTTCAACTTGGGCTGTATTTTGTTATTTGCAGCCACAAGCCGCTCCTATATCTGACCTAGTGTCAACTATCAAGCTATATCTTGCGGGCGCTGGGGCGGCGTTTTTGGCCTTGTATCAGCCTCCGAAACCACCATCAGGCGGTGCATCGTGATTCGCGCTCTTCTAGCCGGGCTTTTGATTGCCTGTTTATCTGGCTGCGCAAATCTTTACGCAGGAATAGCCGAGTATCGGGTGACTCTGTTTTATGACCCCGGCGCGCAAAAGTGGGAATGCTGTACGGCCGAGGTTATCTCCGGCAAAAACGTAGCTGGGTTGACTTTTCACATCACCAAGCACGGTGACGACTGGGATGTTTCTTTGGTCGAACAGGCCGTAAACGGATCTCAAGCGATTCAGAGTTTTGCAGAAAGCGTTGCAAACACAGCTGGCGACATCACCAAAGCGGCCATCGATGCCGCACAACTTATCAAGTGAGGGTTTTATGAAAAAGCTAATTTTATTGGCAGTTTTAACGCTGTCTGCGTGCACGACCGCACAACAACAAACCGCAACATCCAGCGCGGCTCAGGCTCAAAAACTGCTGGCTGCGGCCTGTCCACAAATCAATGCGGCGATTGCTCAATTGTCTGCGCTTCAATTGCCAGATCAAGTCCAGGCTGATCTTAATGCGGCCAATCCTATTGTTCAGTCCGCATGCTCTGTGAGCGGTCAAGTGGATGCGACCAGCGTTAAAGCGCTTGGCATTACCGCGATCCCAGTCATCATTTCGGCAATCCAAGCTTCAAGTATGAGCGACACGGCAAAACAAGACATTACGTTGGGTCTGGATGCTGTTTCAGTTGGGCTGGCTTTGCTATGAAACAGGTGCGCCTAGCCTTGTCGGGGTCGGGATTTCTCGCCCCAATTCATGCAGGCGCGGTCTGCTCTCTTATGGATAACGGCGTTGAGATTGTCGAGCTATCCGGATCGAGCGGCGGATCCATCATTGCCGCATTGGTTGCGATCGGCATGGATGCCAAAGCAATCAAAGACTTGGCTATGTCTGATATTCCTAAAGGGATTATCAGTTTTCAGCCGCTAGCATTGCTCAAGAAAGCGTACAACTCGGGCGAGATTTTGCATAAATGGCTTCAAGACGTAATCGGCGGTCATACGTTTGCCAGTGCAAAAGTGCCCGTTACGGTAATGGCGACCGACATCGAGGCCGGAAAGCCGTATGTCTTTAACCAAAGCCTGACCCCAGACGTGCAAATTGCTGACGCTTGCCGAGCCTCTGCGAGCGTGCCGTTTGTCTGGCAGCCAGCAATCGTGAATGGCCGCGCACTGATCGATGGCGGGACCTGCAATAACATCCCTGTCGATCAATTGATTGACGACAGCACGCCTCGAGTCGGCATTCAAGTAAAAGATGGTTCCGGATCTGGCAAAATCGACACAGTATTTCAATTCGCTGGGCAGGTTTTAAGCACCATGCTCGATGCGAATGAGGGAAACATTGACGTCTGGGCTCAGCGCACTGGCGCAAAAATTGTCGAAGTCAGTGCGGATCCCTACGGTTTCTTAAATCCAAACCTGACCACGGATGAGAAAACCGATCTGTTTAGTCGCGGTTATTTTTCGGTGACGACGAAACTTTTAGCTTAAACAGCTCCCACAATCCCGGGTGCATTCGACGATCTCCGGCTTCCCATTGCTGCCACGCGCGACACGTCGAATAAACGACGTGCGCAGCGGACGTTTGAGTCAGCCCGACCTGCTCGCGTTTGGTGCGAATCTCATCTGGTGTTGGATTTGAATGCGGCCCTTTCGAACCACGGTTAGGATGATTAGCCATTTGTAAAGCAATCTCGCAAAATTTTCACTGACTCAGGTTTTTTGTCGATGGCTTCAATTGCTCGCACCTCAAAAACAATATCTTCGTTTGGGGCAGTGTTGTTTGCTGTTTGTTCAATCCGCTGAATCCAAATATCGTGATTTTGATTTGCAAAGTCACGCACCACCGACTCTAGCCACTGCATCATTTGGTCTTTGCCGATTTCGGTAAGTGTTAGCCATTTTGAATCTGCACTTTCGTCTGTAATTTTGCACTCGCGTAACACAATCTGTGCAGTGAATTCGTTGTTGATCGGCGCGCCATCACAATCCACAACCGATTTTGTTGTGCCGTCATCGACGATGCCAAACATTTCGTTATTAAAAGTTTTGTTTGAGCCGTAATCTGTGCCGCTGAGCGTGAACCAGTACGTTGTTGCTCCATCCATCGAATTGTGGTCTTTACTACTAAAATTTGCTGTAATCATTTTATTTTCCTATCCGTTGTTCTCGATGTGCGGTTGTTTTAGATATTAGATAAAACAACATTGTTGATTTCTGCAATTTCATTTTTCATTAAATATAGCGGAGCACAAATATCTGATAATTCACAGCCCGCCATCAATGCGACCTCGTTTCGAATCGCGCGCTGCTCTCTGCTGCTCAATTCCGTATCAATCAGAGCGTCAGCGATCGCCTCGTATGCAACTGCGTTTACCATTGATTCTGGATTCTCGACTGCTGCCCATTTGAATCCGCCAGCACCGATTGATTTGCGAACGATTGCTACTGATTCGTTAAAAATTTTAGTTGCGTTTGTCATTTTTCATTCCTTGGCCCCTGTTCCCGAGGCGCGGTTGTCTGTGTTGACAATTTAAATTATACGCTCATTGTTCGTATTTGCAAGTGCTTTTTGCAATTATTTTCTAGGTATTTTCTTTAATGTCTGATTCTGGCCGCAATCTGAGAAGCGCTCGGGTTGTAATACGTCATCGCTTGGGCTGGATTGGACCAGCCGAACATTTTGCACATGTCTAGCACATCCATACGCGGCGCAAGCCAAGTCGCAGCCGTGTGTCGGCTATCGTGAAACGTAAAACCCTCTAGCCCGGCTCGCGCTCGAGCACGTCTAAAGAGTGCGTCCAGCGTTTCTTTTTTGAGCGCAAAAACGGATGTCGAATCAAACCCCCGCATTTTCGCAATGAGCCTTGCAGCCTTCTTGGTGATCGGCACGTCCCTTGGTTTTGTCTTGGTAATCGGCAAAATCACATAGTCTGGCCGGACGCAAGCCCAATTCAATCCTGTCAATTCCCCCGCCCGCATCCCCGTTCTAAGCGCCAGCAAAAAACATACAGCCACGCTCTGAGTAATAGAGCGAACCGGTCCACCGTACTGCAGAGCCCTAAGCATTTTTCGGATCTGGCTCGACGTGATAACCGTCGTTCGATGCTCTGGTGACTTCGGCTTGCGCACGTCGCGCATCGGGTTTTCTGCAATCCAGCGCCATTCTCGTCTGGCTACCTCAAAGACGCCACCTAATAATGAACACTCGCGAATCACGGTGCCTGGACTCGTGGCCGCCAGCCGAGCGTCACGCCACTTGCCCAGCTCGTCTGGTGTAAAGTTACCGAGCAATCGACTGGCACTTAGATTTTCGTCGCGGATAAACGCTTTGATCCTGACTTGTTCCCATTTGTTACCGCGCTTAGTCGGGGAAATTTCTAGGGCATAGCGTTCGAGCGCGGCCTTGAGCGTGTACTTGGTGCCAATCGGTTTCTTGTTCTCGGTGCGTAATTCTGTTTCTCGCGCAGCTCCCCACGATTCGGCCTCTCGTTTGGTGCGGAACACCTGAGAATCGCGCACTCCTTTGACGTAGACCTGTGCTCGGTAGCCTGTCTTGGTCTTGGTAACGGATGACATGGGGAGTTGTTGTGGGGAAATTACGGGGAGTTGAGTGTAGATTAGATTGTATTTTTAGGTCAATTTAATCTAACCGATTGCCTGAGACGCTACTAAATACGTCGTTTGGTCAAATTTGATTTTACTTTTGGTGCCTCCGGCGAGAATCGACAGCCCCGATTTTATTGGCTCTTAGGCCGAATGGGGAAATTTTGGGGAGTGTCAATCAAATCCAGCCAGCCGATCGATTTCCAAAATGGGAATCATGCCCACCGAATTCAAGCGAATTGAGCCGTCCCTGACTCGTCGAGAAACTGTTGTTTCGCACAAACCCAACATTTCAGCGGCCTGCTTTTGCGTGACGCATACCGGCCTTGGTTGACCTGTTTTAGGGAATTTTCGGATAGCCTCGGCAACAGTTTGACGCGCCACGTTCTCAAGCATTTCGTTCAGCTCATCTTTGCTCAAAGTAACGACTTGATTCATCAAAAATCCTTTAGCGCATAGTTGAGGAAATCGCGGAGCTGCTTGGCTTCATTAATTTCCAAATAGCAACCAAACACATGATCAACGTAAGAGATAGTGTTTATTTTTACTTCATCGTCATCTTTGTGCTTTTTGACTTGGATTAGCAGAGCCTCGTCATCATCAGCATGCAACCCAATACGAAACTTTAGGCCGCACTCGGAACGAAGATAAGGGTGAGGTTCGTCAGACGAAATCTCTTCATGGTTCGTTGTATCAAAAGAAATTGCAGAATAACTCATGTGTTTTTCTCCTTGAGCTTGGCTTCGATTGCACGAGCGATTACATAGATATAGTCATCAGCCGTTTGCATGTCCTCAAATGGCGCACTATTGGCGGCGTTAATTATTTCGACATCCGTCAACCCTACCCATTGACACTTTAAGTTTCGATATGCCTGACTGTATTTACTGTTACCAGTGGTAATAAATTCGTGACAAGGGGCGCACAAAGAACCAAAAAACACACCTTGATGATCTTTGTTGGTGCAGTTCTTAACGATACATTTCATGCGTTTAACTCCTTGATCTTGGCCTGAACAAGTGCACCAAAAAACAATACGCCTTCAGACTCCGTAAATTTGTTTTTATCGACCTCGTGAATCGTTAATTTGAGCAATTCTTTAAATTGGTCAACTGATAAATCAATCCATTCTTTGCGCGAGTTTTCTTTTGGCTTGGATAATTCAATCGCCGCATTTTGCATTTGAAAAAGACAATCTTTGAGGCGCTTTATTTCTGCTTCAAAGTCTGGCTCAGTTTTCGGCTCAGGCTTGGCTAGCTTTGCCTCATACTCAGCGCGAGTAATAACGATACGGTCAACCTCAACGAAATTGCCTGATTTGAATTTATCGTGAATCAACTGGGATAGTGTGCTCATGCTGTCATCCCCTTACCAATCTCAGCGGCGCACCTAACGATTGCTCGGCGGGTTGCACTGTATGGGTCGTTACTTACACGTTCAACCTTATACTTTTGTCGGTAATTGTCTTTGACGTCAAAGTATCCGGCATATATGGCTACGCCGTCGTCCTCCCCCGTGTAAAAGTCAATACTTAACTTCACCGCCAGCCGCAACGCATCGCCGTCATCGGTTAGTGGATTCCATAATTCAGTCCAACAGTGGTCGTTTGGCGGTGAACCGACAGATTCATAATAAAACCAATTGCCGCTCTCAAAACGACCTTGATCGAACGGTTGCCCTGCCGCCTTAGCCGCATACTCTAATAGTTCTTGGTCAGTCATTTCGTTACCCCAAAATTAAAAGCAATTAGCTGACAAAACAGGCGATATTGTTCCAGATATTCTTGGTTGTTTTTATGGGCTTCCTCAATAGCGTCTGAAAATTCTTTGACTGTCCCTGAAAAACATCCACAATTAACCCTAACGCCGATTTTTTTATCAATATGTGCAGTTGTAAATCGGCCAGATGATTTAGAAGGTCCAATTTGTAATATATCTGCGGATTTCAACACCTGAGCATCACCGGACACCCACGCATCACCGGACACCCACGCATTGCCGGACACCCAAGCATTGCCGGACACCCGAGCATCACCGGACACCCGAGCATTGCCGGACACCCGAGCATTATCGAACACCCGAGCATCACCGGACACCCAAGCATCACCGGACACCCACGCATTGCCGGACACCCAAGCATTGCCGGACACCCGAGCATTATCGAACACCCGAGCATTATCGAACACCCACGCATTGCCGGACGTTGACAGGTTTTTTTCTGTTTCAATATACCCGCCTAAATCACCAGCAGCCACCGAAGAAATTGCAACTAAAGCACGTATTCGATAAAGTGTTTTATCTCCCAATTGTTTTGCATCGTTTGCAAGCAATTCATATTTTTCGTTCATTTCGTCACCTCGTCTAGTCTATATAAAGGTATTACATAAGTATTGGATGGGCAGTCTTGTACATATAACTCAATGGAATCTTCCATCCATGCAACGGGCTCGCTTGGTTTGAGCGATTGAATCGTGGCAAGTGCCTTTACCCAATTTGACCAAGGTTGTTCTTTAAGCAATTTAGAATCTTTTATTTCTTGAAGCGCATCCTGAATCTGCTTGATCTGTTCCTCGCTGATTAGTGCGTATTTCATGGTTTCACCTCCGATATTGGCTAACGATTCACGACAATCAATCAACAGGTCACGAACGGCTTCATGTCGAGGGCGTAGAGCTTTGTGCCAATATGTTTATCCATACGAAAAGCATTACCTGATCCGTCATGCATAAAAATTTGACCAGCTTCGTTTCGTGAAATTTCGCAAACAGGTTTCATATCTCGCAGCGCACGGGCGGCTTCGAGGGCTTGAGGCAATTTGCAACCGGGGTGGTGCCCTGAACCAAATTCAACTCCACAGCACGTATGGTAGGAATATGCATGCGGATCTGTTGCATACATTTTGCAGCTTTGTTCAAGTGCTTCAATAATCAAATCGAGTTTGTCTTTCATGGCCTATTCCTCGATCTCAAGAGGCCATGCTTTGTTGCCGATGCGACTAGAGCCTGCGTAACGATTCGCTTCATCTTCTGTGTGGTAGATATAGCCATCAGTACTGTAATCTAGATTTATATTCAGCCACACGTTTCGTTTTTTGGGTGCCATGCGAAGGTCATCCGCCCATCGTGTGTAATACAACACGCCGCATCCCTGAATAACATATTCGCCAAGTCTATTAACGCCGATGAAATGGACAGCTTCTTTCAAGTGCATGTCGTAAACCGGATCGCCAGCTTTGGCGCGTTCTAGGTTAAAGGGCTTTAATGATTCGCTCATTTCTTCCTCAACTCAAAAAGTTAAATTCTTTTAATCTGATCTTGGCGTGAAACTTGCCGATTCGAATATCGGCAAAATCACCCTGTACCGTCCAGCATCCCTGCATGCGTGAATAAAACGTATCTTGATAAGCGATAAACTTTGTCTTGGTCCTGCCGCATCTTGAATCGGTTAAAACAATTTTTACGCCTAGGTAATCGGCCTCACCGATCACCGCGGCGCTACAACTTCCAGATAACAAGAACATCAATAAAAGTTTTTTCATCATTCAACTAGGTTGTGAGCCGCCTCGCATAAAGCAGCGTTTGTTACCCAAGGAGACAAAATCTTTAGGCGGCTAAGACCTGTTGCGGCTCACATGAAAATGTCTCAATACTTTCATGTAAGCCCTCGGACTTTCACCGAGGCTGCGGATTTGATCGCTGGTAACGCTATGCAATAACTCTGCTAAATTTCTTTGTCATGAAACCTCGAATCGCTCACATGATCTTCTCCTTCAAATTTCGCGCCGTAAATAGCGAGACGACGCACTCCTTCAAATACGACTGCAAAGACTAAAGGGGTCATGCGCTCGGATAAGAAAATCGACCGAGACTTTTTCAACCGGTTCGGCTGCCTTTTTGACAGGCTCAACACTTGCACCAGTCGCTTGGAAATAAACGATTTGGGCTCGCTTAGATCCAACTACCCACCGACGCAACAGGCCTAATTCGATCATCTGCTTTTTTTGTAAATCAATCGATTTTCTGAGCACGCCAATATGCTCTGCTATCTGGTGAGCGGTTCTTGGTTGTTCGCAAAACTTCAATATCTTGTCGCGTTGGCTTGGTCTCATGTTGGCCTCGGTTAACGTTGACTGGGAACTTTGCTTAAACTGTTGGCAGTGGCTTTGTTTAAAATATTTGCCCGCTTTTTATTTCGAGTTTCCCGACGAGAGCAGCGCCTCTAATGCGGCTGCGTCCCACAAAAGGCGGCGATTCGGCAGCTTTATGGGGCGTAGCCCTAGGTAGTGCCCATCGCGACAAAGTGCGGCGCGAATTGTCTGAGGCTTGATTTTCAGGTGCTCGGCTAACACCTCGGTTGATAAACGTGTTTGCATTTCATGCTCCAATAAAATTAAAATAAATTACGTGCGATCTTTCTAAATTATTAAATTGATAATCTGCGGACCGCGCGAGCGCGCCACTCAGCGGACTTGATGTCGCTGCTCTGGTAGCCATCGCCGAAACCCTGATACCAAGCGTCGTAGGAGTTCGAAGCGTGCTGCGTAGACGACCAGTAGCACCCCTCTTCAAAAGCCTCGCTACCGCCCGTCTGAAAAACCTTGGCAGGCGTTTGAACTGGCAACTCAGGCGCGTAAGGTCGAGTTGGGTTGACGGCTGAAAGATTAATACCTGACCGAGCCCAGCAAGAATTTTTCCAAGTGCCGGGTTTCAAGTTCCGGTACAAGATTTCAAGTTCGTCTTGCGACGGCAAATACCAATCACTAGTCTCACCAATCGTTAAATCAAGCGCCCATTGAGCCAGCTTGCTACCAGCTTCTGCCATGGCTTGCGTATTTGCCACCCCGTCGAAGTAAGATTTTGCGCCAGTTACATCTTTGTTCCGACCGTTCCACTTCTTTCCTAAGCACTCGCCCAACGACTTGGGAGCGACGATCAAAGCAAAAATTTGTTGATCAATCAAAATACGGCCGGCATAGAATCCGCCTCCCATCGAGGTGCCCAAAATGGGTGCGATTTCTGTTGTTGATGATTTCATATAAATTCCTTTTGTTACTTTGTTAAAAGTCAATGTCCGTTAAGACTGGTGCATGGCTAAACGTCATGCGTCGATAAACCTCTCGGCAGCGATCAACGTCACCGCCGCAATACGTGGCAACATCGGCAACTCGCCCGGCCAAAACAAAGTCGTAAACTTTGCTGCCATCAATCTCGTCGCCAATCTCTGAACCCTTGGTGGCGATTCCAAGAATTCTGCAAAGTTTGTCCAGGCTGACCATCTTCCCGACACCCGCCCATTGAGTCATCGTGTCGTAAACGTCCTCCCCCCATGGCTTGGCGTTAAACGGAATAATTGCTGGCGGTTCGATGCCAAGCAAAATTGACCGATGAAAAATAAACCTAAGGTCAAAGCCAACAATGTTGTGACCAACAAAGACGGGCGGCCTATTTGACGTTGTGTTGTATGAGTCTTTGATAATTGAAAACAAGTCAGTCAGAATTTTTGGTTCCGCGCTTTTCCAATCTTCGCTATATAGGTTGATCGGCGCATCGTCACCAATAGCGATCGATGCAGAAACAATCTGCCCATACGCACCGTCAAACGATGTTTTGCGGTGGCGCTCGTCGATTGCGGCATCTATTTCTGCCATTTTTTCTTCGACATACGAATTGATCTTTTCTTGATCTTTGTAATTGCCCGGTGCCTTGATTGCGGCCTTTTGAACTGCGGCATCCGCCTGCAGCGCACTCATTACACTTGGGTGCTGTCCGGGGATCGTTTCAATATCTAAAAAATATGGGATTCGTTTCATGCGGCTACCTTTTCGCGTTTTGCTTCTAAATTTTTAATGATGCTTTCGTAGGCTAATTTCGGAATAAAACTCAGCGCGCTAACTTTGTATGCCGCTGTGATTTTTGAAATTGGGCAATCAACCTCTTGCGCAAGCGCTTCGATTTCATCAATGTCTTTTTGATTAAGCATCGGTTGATTTTGAGTGGCCGGAGCTGGTGCCTGATCACGTTGTTCGATAATCGTTGGCTCGTTGACCAGTTCAGCAAGGCCCTCGTCGCTGTCGGTGTTGAGCAAGTGAATCGCTTTTTCAAGTCGGTCAACTTTCGGCCAATATTTGTATGCCTGTTTAATCACCGTTTTGCGGATCATTTCGATTTCGTCAGTCACCCAAGGGCAAGTCACCTTTTTTGCCAAATAAGCGCGATATGCCGATGATCGATCTCGTATGTCATAGATGGCCTTGATTGGCACAGCGTGACTCAAGTAATCACCGTCGGCGGTTTTAACAACTGCATAACAACCGACAATCTCTCCGCGATCCGTTGCAAAAGGGTTGTATTGATGCGTAGGCTGGCGATCAATCCCGTTTAGAGAAAACGTATCAGCCTCTCGAACTATCGCGGCCTGTGCCCATTTAATCGATCCTGTCGCGGTTGCGAGATCAATAAGCCCCATGTAACTAATGTCAAGGCAGATTTTTTTATCTCGCGGCACCAGATACGCTTGCCTCTTTGCTGGTGACAAACTCAGTCCAATCGCTGAAACATTGCTGACTGCATTGATCACACTTTGCTTATTGCTCATGGCAATCCCAATCGCGTAATCAGATTGGGTAAGCTGCTGCAGAGCAAATACAGACTCACGCTCAAAGTTGATCGATTCATCGACCGAGCGCTGTTTGAAGTCTGCTTCAACAGACATGATTGTCTGTTCGATCATTTGAAGCGCATTACTCATGCTTTTAATCTCCGTTGATTAGTAATCACATGTCGGGCAACCAGACCCGAAACATTTTTGACAGCCGTTGTCGATAATCTGAATGGCTTGGCAAATGGCTTTTTGCTTCCAGTAAAAAATCACTTGCACGGCTAGACTCACGCCAGCGCCGTGAAAATCGTTTGCTTTGAGCTGCGCGGCCAATTTGTCCTTGTCGATTTCGCACATTGCGTCAGACAAGTTGGCCAAGTCGAATGGGTAATGAGGCTCGCCGGCTGCCATAAGTTCACGAGCCTTTGCGTCGATTGCGTCGTGATAAGCGTCGGCATCACCTTGCGAGGCTTTGTAAACGGTAAGGTCTTGAGTGACTGAACAGGTATTCATCAGAAATACCTCGCGCCAATAAAGAACAGCGCAAACCAATAAGCTACAAACAAGGCGGCCAGCAACCATGAGTAGGGTGAAATGCGTTGCGCTTGTTTAGGCTGGCAGTAGTGGCCACGATCCCAGCTGGATTGCCGAGTAAAGCGGCTTGTCCAGTTTGATCCTGTGTAAGTTGATTGCTTCATTTCGATTATCTCCGTGAGTAGATAACCAAGATGTTACCCAAAGGTAACGGTTTACACAATACCCAAAGGTAACTATTTTTGTAGGTACTTTCCCTTATGTTGTTTTTTTTAGTGAAATTGGGTGTTTAATCGCTGAAAAAGCGCGGCCATTGCGGTCGACTATTAGCAAATAATTTTTTAAATCGAGCTCGTGATGAATGAAGATGCAAAGCTTTTAGATGCCCAGCGCAAGCGCTTGCAAGCCTCGCATGATCATGCGATTTACATGGCCACACATAAGGGCAAAGCGATTATTGCGCCTCAAAGTAACGTGACTTACACGGCGTTTTCGATGTTGATTTGCGGAGTTGGCGTCACACGATTAACGTGGCGTTTTATTCATTCTTTGCATTGGAATGATTTGTATACTTGGCTGGTTTTTGCTGTCGTGTTTGTTGTGGGCGCGTTTCTTGGATTGTGCTTGGTGTCGTTGGTTTTTTGCGTGGACGACAGTTTGGATTTGAGCGTGCGTTACTTTGATCCAGACTGGCAGTCGACTCGTAGCAAGCAATAATTTTACAATTTGCCGCCAGTCTGATACTCAATCACAACGCCGATTACCCGCATCGCTGGGTCGTCAATTTCTTTGGTTGGGTAAGCTGGGTTTAACGGTTTCAAATACCATGCAGATCCATCAGTTGTAAGCTTTTTGAACGTGGCTTTTTGATGGATCACGTCTTTTGCGACAACGTAATCGCCGGCTTTGGGTGCTCGCTCAGGATCCACGATAATAATGGTGCCTTCTGGAAAGCTTACACCAGCTCCGGTGCTGGTCATGCTGTCACCCTCCACCCGTAAAGCAAAGCTGGATTGAGAAGGGCTGGTGTGCAATGGGCTCGCCCACGTTTCGGCTTCGCCTGGCAAATTGAAATCTATCACGTCCCTTAATCCTCCGGCTTGAACCCACGAAATGATAGGTATTTGCACCAGCGGAATAGCAAAACTGGAAACATTTGATTCGTGGCGAAACATTGGTTTATCTGTCTGAGCGTCTAACCATCCTGGACTTAGGCCTAATTTATTTTCTATTAGGTCTTTCATATCTTCACCAATACGCTTAGCACCCTTCTTGCCTTGCTCAAAAATAATCCGAGCAATATAAGACGGGTCTTTGCCAAGCGCCCTTGCAATAGCGGCATTACTTTTTTCAAAAAATTCATCGCGCAAGAAAATAAATCTTGTGCGACGGAGTTCGTATTTGTCCATAGTTAGATCGTATGTGTTCATAGCTAAATTGTCCTAAATAATTACTTGTAGGTAAATTCCCCAAAGGTATTGACAAAGTAGTTACCTACGGGTAATCTGTTTCAAAGATTTGAGGAAATCGCCGAAATGGATAAGCTTTTAAGCCTACTGAATTCACTACCAGTCGAAGAACAAAGAGATCTCGCGCGTCGCTGTGGCACGTCTGTCGGCTACTTACGCAAAGCTCACAGCGCCAAGCAATTACTAGGCGCTGCGCTTTGTGTATTGCTCGAGAACCAATTATCAGGGGCAGTAACCCGGCAAGACCTTCGTCCCGACGACTGGTCTTTGATCTGGCCTGAGCTGATTGAAAAGGTGAATTCATGAGCGAAGTATCGGCCGCCCAGCTTGATTGCGCACGCAAGATCCACACACAGATCTTGAAGGGGCTTTCAACGGTGGGACAAGTTGAAATCGCAGCTCGCACAGGATCGAGCGAGTCGACTATTTCGCGACTGAAAGACGGTCAGTTGGATTTGCTATCGAACGTGCTGGCTGCGGCCGGTTTGAAAGTGGTGCCAGCTCAGTACAAATGTATTGATCCTGCGATTGCTCAGGCCATGATGTTGATGTATCAGTCGGCCATGAAGCATATCGAAAATCCAGCCTCGCTTCTGTGGGGTGATGAATGATTTTCAACCTAATCAACGAGGCTGTGAAACAGCGTGCTTGCGAAGCAATTATGCAAGCTGCCGAAGGCATGCGCGTCGAGATCAAAGAGCGTAAGAGATCGTTAGATCAAAACGCTGCGCAGTGGCCCATCTTAGATGCCTTCTCGAAACAATTGAAGTGGCCTGTAAATGGCGAATTAACGGCGCTTACCCCCGAAGAGTTTAAAGACATTTTGACAGCTGCGTTTTATGGCGAAACCGTGAGGCTAGCCGCTGGGTTGAACGGTGGGGTTGTCATGCTTGGCAAGCGCACAAGCAAATTTAGCAAGAAGCAGTTTAGCGAGTGGCTTGAGTTTTTGAATTTTGTTGCGGCAGAGCGAGGCGTTGTTATTTATCACGACAAGAGGGCAGCATGAACGATCAGGTTGAATGGCGGTCAATTAAGGTCTATCCGCATTATCAGGTAAGCAACACTGGGCTTGTAAGAAGCGCAAACACAGAGTTGAAATTGATTCTGAAATCAACCGGATATATGTGTTGTTCTCTTAGTGGACATCAATTTTTAGTACACCGACTGGTTGCCGCTGCCTTTATTCCAAATCCTTTGAACAAGCCTCAGGTAAATCACATCGACGGAAATCGGTCAAACAATTTTCTCGCAAACTTAGAGTGGACGACGGCTAGCGAAAATCAGCAGCATTCATGGGATTGCCTAGGAAGAATAAATTACTTTCAAGGGAAGTTTGGCAAAGAGCATGTCACTAGTAAGGCTGTAATTGCGACCTGCATGAAAACTGGTAAAGAAACTTTTTTTCATGCTGGCATGGATGCCGTTAGGCTGGGGTTCAGAAGCGACAGTATAAGCAGAGCTTGTAACGGCGTTATTCGTCATCACGCCAAGCATTATTGGCGCTTTGCGGACGAAAGGATGGCAGCATGATCGCAAAAGAAAACCCGTTGCGATCTGTGCGGCACCGGCGAGTAATTGCGTCGCTCGGATGCTCGATGTGTGGCATGGAAGGATTCACACAAGCGGCGCATGTCAATTACGGCAAAAGCATTGGTCAGAAGGCGTGCGACTCGTTGACTTTTCCTATGTGCCAGTGGTGCCATCAGTTTTTAGACCAGAGCGGCAAGCTTTCAAAAGTAGCCCGCAGAAACTTAGAGGCTAGTTACGTCAACAGAACCAGATCCCTGCTGATTCGTCGCGGGATGTGGCCGGAGTTTGTTGAACAGGCATATCAAAGAGCAAAAAAATGGGAGATCACGGCGTGAGGGTCGAAAAGATTGGAGACGCAACGCTTTACTTAGCCGATTGCAATGATGTTTTACCGCTGATCAAGGGGGGGGTGGATGCTGTGATTACTGACCCTCCTTACAGCGAAGTGACTCACAAAAATGCAAAAAGCAATCGGACTGTCGGTTATGGAAATAAAGCGATTGATTTTTTACCAATAACTGCCGGTGAGCTTTCCAAAATCATTAGCGACTGTTCCTCAATATGCTCGGGCTGGTTTGTAGCAACGATGGAATGGCGGCATATTGCAGAGTTCGAACAATCGCCTCCTTGCGGATGGGAATTTGTCCGGTTTGGAGTGTGGGTAAAGACCAATCCAATGCCGCAAATTAGCGCAGACCGTCCGGCGCAAGGATGGGAAGGTATTGCTTATCTCTATTCCAAAAAAGGTGAAACCAAAAAGAGTTGGAATGGCGGCGGCTCTCATGGAAATTATGTAGGGGCTTTGGTTTCAGATGGCCTACACCCAACGGGCAAGCCTCTTGGATTGGTTCGCGGCTTTGTGGATAAATTTACAAACCCACTCGAATTGATCCTGGATCCGTTTATGGGATCTGGTACCACAGGGGTTGCCGCGATTGAAATGGGCAGAAAGTTTATAGGCATCGAGCGGGAGGCCTCCTATTTTGAAATTGCGTGCGAACGAATAGAAAGGGCGACAAAGCAGATCGGCCTTTTCGACGAACCTAAACAAATCAAATTTGAGCAAGGGGCTTTGTTATGAGAACCCAAATGGCAGAAACGTCCGTAGCCGCGTTTCATTCCTTCCGAATACCGGAGTTGCAGAATAAAGAAATAGAGGTTCTGGCGGCGATTCAAGAGGCTGGCAAATCCATGACTCGCGAGCAGATTGCTCAGATGTTGAATTGGAAAGAGTCAGCTGTTTGCGGTCGCGTAAATAGCTTGGTGTCAAAAGGTGTACTCGAAGAGTCTGGAACCGTTAAGACATCAAGCGGTCGGTCGGCAAAGTTGGTTGGGTTGCCAGTGATTCAAAGGAGTTTGTTTTGAGCGAGTTGCCAACACCATTAACTTCGCTCGATTGCGATTTGCGCGATTTTGCTTTTATGCCGCTTGATGTTGTTCGTTTGCGCGATAGTGATTTGTCCGCAGTATCAAGTGGGGACGAGTTCCGTTGCGCCGTTCTTTTGTGGTGTGCGAGTTGGCACCAGGTACCCGCAGCCAGCCTGCCAGATGATGATGTCGTTCTATCTCAGTTTGCGGGGTACGGGAGGGTTATCAAAGAATGGTTAAAGGTAAAGGAAGGATCTCTGCGCGGCTGGATTAAATGTTCAGACGGAAGGCTGTATCACCCTGTAATTGCCGAAAAAGCCAACGAAGCGATGGCCGGAAAAATCAAATATAGGACAGCAAAGGAGGCAGAAAGACAGCGTAAAGAAAAATCAAAACAGAAAAATTCCGGCGGAAAAATGGAAATTTCCGGCGGAAAAGATGAAATTTCCGACGGAAAAAGTACAGATAGACAAGAACCATCCGGCGGAAATCCGGCGGAAAACGCTCTTATAGGGACAGTGGACAGGGACAGTGGACAGGGACAGGGATGTAAATCGTCGGCAAACCCGCCGATTTTCGACGATGACGAAATTCCCGCTGACCGGCAAAGGTGGATCGAGTTTTTCAGGGACGAGTGTGCAGTCGATGTCGATGCCTACAGCATTCACGACAGAACGAAGTTTTTCCCGTTGACTGCTCAGTGGATCAAATCGGGCGTTTCGATTGGGCGAATGAGAAAGGCGATTAGCTATGCCTACGCAAATGCAAAAGAGGGATTTGGCTACCTTCCCGCCTACGTTGACCGTGTTTTGGCAAGCCAATCCAGACCACCTCGCGAAAACAAGCAGGAAGCTCTCGAAGCTCGAAATCAAGCCATCGTTGATGAAATGATGAGGACAGTCCAATGATTGATTCTGACAAAAAGAATTTTTTATCTTTGATCTCGAACGTTTATGCGTTTTACCGACAGGATTTTTCGACTTTTGCCGGATTGGTCTGGTGGGAGGCAATGAGGCCGTTTGATTTTGCCGCGGTAAGCGACGCATTAAATCGCCATTGCATCAACCCCGACAACGGCCAATTTATGCCCAAACCCGCCGATGTCGTCCGAATGCTTCAAGGGTCAAGCAAAGATGCTGCCTTGATTGCTTGGTCAAAGGTTGATCGTGCTGTTCGGGTTGTCGGCACATATGAGAGCGTAATTTTTGATGATGCTCTGATCCACCGGGTGATCACGGATATGGGTGGCTGGATTCAACTTGGTCATAAAAAGGAGGAAGAGTGGCCTTTCGTTAAAAACGAGTTTGAAAATCGTTATAGAGGCTATTCCTTAAGACAAGAAAAACCGGAATATCCAAAGGTATTAATCGGGATTTCGCAGAGTCAAAACGATCAAATGGGGTTGTCATCAAATTTGCCTCGACTGATCGGCCATCCAGCGCGTGCGCAACTTGTTTTTGATAATGGCGGCATACAGGCCGAGCCCATCCTCAGGTTGAATGAATCTTTGACAAGTTTGTCGATTGCGACGGATGACAGCCATAGGGTGGCTGCATGACTCACAAACACGGTCCCGTTTATCAACTTAAAACCTGCATCGATTGCGCTGCCGCTTTGATTCGATCTGCAAGGCCAAACCGAAAACTGCAGGACACACGCATTTATTTTTTAACTCGGTACCGAGGCTGGGATAGAGAAGTGCTGATTAACCATTTGAGGGCAACCAATGTTTAACGAAATGTTAAAGGAAGCAGGAAAGGCGGCAGGCGAGGCTCGTCGAGTTTATGGAGTCGATTCTCATGAATACAAAGCTGCGATCGACAAAATTGACGAGATCAATCACTACTGGAAACAGAGCGCACCAAGGATGTTTATTGCGCCGGACGATCCAGACTTGCTCGAGAGACTGGCGGCGCTGGATGCTCGTAATGCTCTAGCCAAGGCGCAGAAAATTCAATGATTATTGTCGTGACCCCGTTCCCACCGAGCGTCAATCATTACTACGGTATTGGTCGCGGCGGTCGCAAGTTTATTAAACCGGCTGGGGTTGAGTATCGGGCGGCTGTGTTGAATTACGTCACTAGATACAGGATCAAGGCACCGGATGGAAGGTTGCAGGTCGGCATTCACCTGTACCCGCCAGATAAGCGGCGACGCGACATCGATAATCCGTGCAAAGCAGTTTTAGATGCGCTAACCCATGCCGGAGTCTATCAAGATGATTGTCTGATCGATGATCTAAGAGTGACCAGAATGCCCGTCGTCGAGGGCGGGATGCTCAGAATTTTTATTTCTCAATACATGCCAATCAAAGAGGTGGAATATGACCAAGCAAAAATCAAACGATAAAGTCGCAACGGCACGTCAGCTTTTTATCAATCGACCATATAAGCCTGATATGGCGTTGAAAGTAGCGGCAAAGCGGGCACAAATTCAGCCAGAGCTGGTGTCGGTGACAAGTCGAGTTCCAGAGATTCGCCGCCCGTGAAAATTAGCTATTCAAAACTCATCAAGATACGCGACAGCGCAGGCTATTTGTCGAATGACTTTTTGAGTGCCTGTGCCGAGCATGCGGAAACTAGTCCAGATCTGGTTTTTAAGGCTTATTTCTCAAAGTTTAAAAAAACTTATCACTTATCTAGCGATACCGTACCCATCGGCGGCGCAGTTTACGAAGAGTTGCGACAGCGTTTTTTTAAAGAGATTTTGAATCACAAGCGTTTGGTTGCTCTTATCGAATGCCCGGTTGACGGCGTTACTCCGCTGCACGAGTTGGGCGATCAGATCGGCCTGACGAAGGAAAGGGCTCGGCAAATCGAAAGAAATGCTTTGAGGCACATCGCAAAGGTGATGAAACGCACGTTCAAGGCATCAGATTTAATGGAGGCATAAATGGCATACGAATCTTGGATGTATGGCGACCCTGAGTTTGTTGCGCTTCGTAAAGAGGCTGAGCGGCTGCGCAAGGATGCGGCTTGCGGTGAGTGTGTTCATAAGCGCTCAATAGAAATTAACCGAGAGGTTCACAACGCCTGCGAATTTAAACGTCGAGTTTATGGCAAGCGCTGCGAACTTTTCAAGCGCGACCAATCTGTCGTTTATTTTGAGGATTCGTGCAAATGACCCGCGACCAATCGGAACAAATCGAAACCTTATTCACAATCTGGTGGGAACAACAGAATTCGTGGCGCATGCGCCTCGGTGCTCCGACTTCGGCCATTTATTCACGTCACGCTCAATCGACAGATATTTATACAGATGGCGACGATATTGACGCGCGAATCGATAAAGAAACGGCAAACGCTGTTGAAAAAATTATGCGCGACACGCTTAGCTTCGCCCAGTACAACGCCATTGAAATTCACGCACGAAACAGAGTTAACAAAATATCAGTGTTCCGCAGTGGTCGGGTCAAGCCAGAAGAAGCGCATGCCGTGTATACCGAGGCAAAAGAGACTTTATGTCCACACCTAATTCGCGGGGGGCTAGTAAAAAGAGTTGAACAGGAGCAAAATCGGTGGAAGTAATTGCAATACAAAACAGTGATTTTTCATTTAAAAGGGAGTTGATAGTGGAATCGATATTTGGCGGATTCATTTTTGTATTGATTTTGTTTTTGTTTGGCCGAGAGATTTTTTGCTGGTACTTCAAGATCAATAAAACGATTGCTGTGCTTGAGCGTATTGAGAGCGAGATCAAGTATCTCAACGACACCAATGTTGCTCAGTAGAGACAAAATATTTTTATGTTGTTTTTGAATAAAAATCCTTCATAATAATTACAGGTCGGGAAAGTTGCGCCCGATTGAAACGTAATTGCCGCTTCGCAAAAAGCTGCCATCCAGGTGCGATTCGTTAAAACCAATTAAGCTCGTAGATTAAAAGTCTGCGGGCTTTTTATTTTGTCTCCTTGTTTGAGTGTTTCTCAAACCTTGACCGTCTCGCAGGCGGTCTTTTTTATACATGCCAGCCAGACCTAAAAGCACTTGCCGAAAAGATGGTTGTGTTGTTCTGCTGGATAGGCCGGGCTTCTGTTCCGATCACAAGCCTCAGGCATTCGCCAACAAGTCGGTGCGTGGCGCTTATGGCTACGATTGGTCCAAGCGGATCCGGCCAGCCGTGATGCGGCGAGATAATGGCCTGTGCCAAGTATGCAAGTCCAGGGGTATCTTGAGCCCAGCACAAGAGGTTGATCATATCGTCAATATTGCAGAGGGCGGCTCGGACAGCTTCGATAACCTGCAAGCCATCTGTATTGAATGCCATCGCGCCAAGACGAACAAAGAAAAGAAGGGCTCGCATAAAGGGCAGCCGTTGACCGATGATCTGATACATCCCAACTGGATACGTCGGGCGGCTATGCCCGTCACGATAGTCTGCGGTGCCGCTGGCTCAGGTAAGTCGACCTACGTCGCTACGCACTTGAGCGATGGGGACATCGTCATTGACCTTGACGCCATTCGTCTATCTCTCGGCCTATCCCTAGATGACAAGTCGACCGATGCCATAGGGGAGTGCCTAGCAACTCGTAATCGAATGCTGGATGCCCTCCACACAAAAATCACAGACAAACAAGCGTGGTTCATCGTATCGGAGCCTGTCGGGTTATTTCGAGAGGACTGGGCAAAGATGCTCGGTGCCGAGAAGGTGCTTGTAATGATGACACCGTTAAACGAATGCTTAAGCCGCATCAATGCGACTCGGTCAGGTTTTCATAAGGTCAAAAGCCTTCATGCAGCACAGGTCTGGTGGGATAAATATGAGCCATCCTCGATTGATACGGTCATATCGGTGGGCGCACGGGGTCTCTGAAGCAGGGCGGGGGTGGTTGAATCTCTGCAAGATGACCGAAGATAACCGAATTTGCAGCTCTTTTTTTACAGCCGCGTTTTAAAGTAGGGTGGGGTTTCCCCGTTTTGGAGCATTACATGGCAGGACGCAAGCCAAAACCGACGACGTTAAAGCTTATTCAGGGCAATCCGGGCAAGCGCCCGATCAACAAGTCAGAGCCAGTTGCAAAGGGCGAAGTTGAAATGCCGGATTGGTTAAGCGACTCGGCAAAATCACAATGGGAAATTGTCAGTAAGACGCTGAAACAGTCTGGGCTTTTGACTGCGCTTGATAGTCAGTCACTGGCTTTGTATTGCGAGGCTTTTGCGCGATTTAAAGAAGCGTCCGATGCGCTAGCTCGAGACGGGGCGATGATCGTCACACCTAATGGGATGACAATGCAATCGCCGTGGCTTGCGGTCGCAAACAAAAGCCACGATCAAATGGTCAAGTTGTTGGCTGAATTTGGTATGACGCCAAGTTCACGGAGCAAAGTGACCGCAACCAAACAAGACGAAGTTAATCCTTTTGCGAGATTCAGTTAAGTGTGTCGAGCCATATTGATCGCTGCAATGACTATGCCCGAGGTGTAGTCGCGGGGAAAATTCCTGCTGCGAAATACATTAGGCTCGCCTGTCAGAAGCACATCGATGACCTGAAATTAAGTAAGAAGAAGGAATTTAAATACAAGTTTGATAACGATGCGGCATCCAAGGCTTGCGAGTTTATTGAACTATTCCCACACGTTAAGGGAAAATGGGCGAGGACGTTAGAGCGGATTGTTTTAGAGCCGTGGCAATGCTTCATCCTTTGTAATATTTTTGGTTGGCTGAGAAAGTCTGACAAACGACGGCGGTACCGATCGGCGTACATCAAGGTTCCTCGAAAAAACGGCAAGTCGATGCTGGCCGCTGGAATCGGTTTGTACATGCTGCTGGCAGACAAAGAGCCGGGTGCCGAGATTTATTCGGGCGCGACAACCGAGAAACAGGCGTGGGAGACGTTTAGGCCGGCCAAGGATATGCTGGTAAAAACGCCTAATGCATTGCAATATTTTGGCGTTGAAGTTTTTGCTAAATCGATTTCGTCGGCAAAGACTGGATCCCGCTTTGAGCCTGTGATTGGCAAGCCTGGAGACGGTTCCAGTCCGCATTGTTGTTTAGTCGACGAGTATCACGAGCACGATACGCCTGATCTGTACAACACGATGGAAACTGGGATGGGTGCGCGAGAGCAGCCATTGATGTTGGTGATTACGACTGCCGGTTTTAACCTTGCAGGTCCGTGTTATGAGAAAGAAACCGAGTTAAAGCGGGTTCTTGATGGCGTGGTCGACAACCCCGAGTTGTTCGGCATGATCTACGGTATTGATGACGAGGACGACTGGAGCGATCCGGCGTCGCTCAGGAAGGCCAATCCGAATTATGGTGTTTCCGTCGATGCCGAGTTTTTGGAGTCAGCACAGCGTCAAGCTTTACAAAATCCAGTTCAACAAAACAGATTTAAGACGAAGCACCTAAACGTATGGTGCTCGGCTCGAGCCGCGTGGATGAACATGCAGCTCTGGCACCTTGCGGGTGATCCGCTGCTGACGATTGATGAGTTGGCTGGTGAAGAATGCTGGTTTGGTATTGACCTAGCGTCTAAAACCGACCTTTGCACTTTGCAGATTTTGTTTCGTAAACAGCTAGCTGGTGAAGATCACTATTACTTGTTTGGTCGGTATTGGTTGCCAGAGGATACGGTTAACGAGCCCGGCATCAATCACGCGTCATATGTGAAATGGCAAAAGCAGGGTGTATTGACCGTGACGGACGGTGCCACGGTGGATTTTGAACAGGTAACCGAGGAAGTCGTTGAGTTGATGAAAAGACTCAATCCCGCCGAGGTGGTGTTTGATCCATTCAATGCTACGCAAATGAGCCAGAATTTAATGGCTGCAGGTGGCACAACTGTTGAGTTTACGCAAACGCCTCAGAACTTTGCGCTACCGATGGATGAGATTTTGTCGATGCTTAAAGCCAATCGGTTGCATCACGACGGTAACGAAATGACAACGTGGTGCATGAGTAACGTGGTTGGGCGAATCGCTCGGAAGGGCTTGTTGGCTCCAACCAAAGAACGGCCAGAAAACAAAATAGATGGAGCGGTGGCGGCAATTATGGCTATGAGTCGCCCAATTTCAAGCGATCCGAAGCCCTTTGTGATCGACTCAACGTATCAAATTTTAATGGTCTAGCGAATGGGTTTATTGAGTTTCTTAACGGGTCGCAAAGCGTCGATGGATGACCGCTCGGCGTATGGCTCGTTCTGGTTTAACCCTCTTGGTTTTGGCAATTCCGCAGGCATGCGCGTCTCGCCTGACACCGCCATGCGGATCGGTGCGGTGTATGCGTCGGTTCGCGTGTTGTCGGAGACCATGGCATCGTTGCCATTTTGCCTGACCAGACCTCGCGCCGACGGCGGCAAAGATCGAGTAACCGATCACTGGGCATATCGGTTGTTCAATCGTCGGCCTAACGAGTTTCAAACGCCATTTGAGTTCAGGGAAATGCTGCAAGGTCATTTGGCATTGCGCGGAAATGCTTACAGTCAGATTTTCACTAATCAAAAAGGTGAAATTACCGATTTGCTGCCAATCTCACCAGATGCAATCACGGTTGAGATTTTAGAAAACGGTGATTATCGGTACCGGGTGCGCCTACGAAACGGCGACACGACAGTATTGAGTCGAAGCGAAGTTTGGCATTTGCGTGGGCTGTCGAGCGACGGAATTTTAGGTTTGTCGCCGATTGCGATGGCTCGCGAGAGTTTCGGGGCGGCGCTCGCCGCTCAAGATTACTCGAACCGATTTTTTAGCAACGACGCAAAGCCGACTGGCGGCTGGCTTGAAATGCCCGGAGTTTTTAAGGACGCCGAGGCCAGAAAAGTTTTTCAAGAATCGTTACAAAATGCTCAGTCCGGCTCAAATCGTCACAAGCTGATGGTTCTAGACAATGGCATGAAGTATCACGAGGTCGGCATAAACAACCGTGATTCACAATTTCTGGAACTTAGACAGTATCAAGTTACAGACATTGCAAGGATTTTTAGGATTCCGCCGCACCTGATTGGTGACTTGTCCCGAGCGACGTTTACAAACATCGAGCAACAATCGCTTGAGTTTGCAACGTACACGATGACTCCGTGGGCCGAGCGATGGGAGTCATCTATTGAATCTCAACTGCTGCTTGACAGCGACAACCTAGAAGTAGAGTTTGACTTTGACAACCTCTTGCGAGGCGATCAGGCCGCACGTGCCGCGTTTTATTCGTCCGGTATTAACGCAGGCTGGCTAACCAGAAACGAAGCCCGTGTTGCCGAGAATTTGAACCCAATCGAGGGCTTGGATGAACCGCTTGTTCCTCTGAATATGGTCGAGGATGATGGCGAAACTGAGGCCAGCGAAACGAGCGAATTGCCGCCGCAAGACACCGCGAGCGCAAGGTATCAAGCGCGATTAAATGCGATCTTGCAGTCAAGCGTTGATCGCTTGGCTCGTCGCGAAATCGGAATGATTGCGGGTTTCGTTAAATCATCGACCCCTCACGATCAGGTTAAAGAACAGTATTTGGCGTTTGGTCAGATTGTGTCGGACGCGCTAGGCGTCGATGCTTCGCTTTACGTGGCTGATCGATGTTTGCAATTCTGCGCCCTGCAGTCGGGCGAGATTGAATTATTTACTAGGTCGGCTGCGACTGAGTTGGCTCGATTGGCCGAATTGGAGAAATAGACATGAAACGTGAATTGTTAATCAGCGAGTTTTTATCGACCCCTTGGGCATTGATGCCAGAGCGTCTAAACGCGATGACCGCTGTATTGGCTCGTTGGAATTTAGGTATTCCGGCAGGCCAAAGCACCATGGCGAATATTGAGGCCGCGAAAGAGGCCAGAGCAGCCCGAGCCGCGTCTGTTCCGACTCAGGGCGGTATTGCCGTTCTGCCTTTGTATGGAATCGTGACTCAGCGCGGCAATATGGCTGATGACGTGTCGGGTCCAGGCTCGGTGAGCACACAGCAATTCGGTTCTGCCCTGACAAACCTGATTAACGACGACTCGGTCGGTCAAATTCTGATCGATATTGACTCACCCGGCGGATCCGTCTACGGGGTGTCTGAGCTTGCCGATCAAATTATTGCGGCACGCGCAAAAAAGCCAATCGTGGCCATCGCCAATTCCCTTGCTGCATCTGCGGCCTATTGGATCGGATGTTCTGCCTCAGAGTTTTACGTCACGCCGGGCGGTGAGGTCGGGTCAATCGGGGTATGGCAAGCACATAACGATTATTCAAAAGCCCTTGCAGATGAGGGCGTTGTGACCACGTTGATCTCGGCCGGAAAATTTAAGGTTGAAGGAAATCCTTATGAACCTTTGGATGAGGAAGCTCGCGCTTTCATGCAGTCTCGTGTTGATGATTATTACTCGGCATTTACCAAGGCCGTCGCAAAAGGTCGAGGTGTGCCCATTGATACGGTTCGAAACGGTATGGGTCAAGGTCGAGTATTGGGTGCAGACGAAGCGCTTGCCAACAAAATGGTTGATGGTGTCGCCACGTTTGACGATGTTTTGTCGCAGATGAAGAAAAAAGGACAGGCAACACGCATGCCAGCTAAGGCGAGCCGTCTGTCTGCCGCTGCAAACGAGTTGAAATTGATTGCTTGAATCGGGAGTCCGTTGACTGCCAAAAGTAGTGAGGCTATCCGTCGATAGCTAAAAAATCCGATGCGCCGAAAGGCGCTTTTTTTTATGCCCAAAGCCACCCGTTGAGGTGGCTTTTTTATTTGGAGTATTCAAAATGAGTAAAAAAATCCGCGAACTGCAGGCCAAACGAGCCGCTGCCGCACAAGCCAAAAATGAAAGCCTGAAAAGCGCAGGCGCAATTTTGGAAAAAGCCAACACCGAAGCCCGTGATCTAACGGACGACGAGCAGGCACAATTTGACTCATACAAGGCATCCGCTGACGCAAAAGGCGCGGAAATGTCTCGTATTCAAGCGCAGATCGATATTGAGCAAGACATCGCCGCTCAATCCGCTTTTGTTGAGCCTGTTGCAGATGCCTACATTTCGGTGACAGAAAACGCTGACAAAGACGAAAAGCGCGGTTTCAAATCTTTTGGCGACTTTATGTCGTCAGTGCATCAGGCAGCATTGCCTAATATGCGCCCAGATCCTCGCTTGGCTGCAACGCCGTCCTTATATTCTGGCGAATCGACAGGCGCCGATGGTGGCTTTTTGGTTCCACCTGAGTTCAGTAAAGAAATTTTTACGCTGTCTTTGACAGAAGATTCTTTGTTGCCTCTGACCGATACGGCCGAGATCAGCTCGAACTCAATGGTTATCCCAAAAGACGAGACCACTCCTTGGGGAACCAATGGCATTCGCGCTTATTGGCAGGGTGAATCAAGTGCTGCGACAGGTACCAAGCCTGTTCTCGGCGCAATGGCTCTGCGTCTGAAAAAGTTGATGGCACTCGTTCCGGCATCCGATGAAATGCTTGAGGATTCGACGATGTTGACCAGCTACTTGCCAAACAAGATTGCTGACTCGATTCGCTGGAAAACCAACGAGGCGCTGTTGTTCGGTACTGGCGGACCCGTGCCTTTTGGCGCGTTTTCCGGTAACGCAGTAATCACTCAGTCAAAAGATACCGGCCAAGCGACTAAGACGCTCACAGCAACCAATTTGGCGAACATGATCGCTCGGTTGCCTCCCGCATCATTTGGCCGCGCTGTCTGGCTGATTAACAATGACGTGCTGCCAGCACTCTTTACCCTGACGCTCGGCAATTACCCAATTTATTTCCCCATGGGTAATCAACAAACCGGCGCAATCCAGACGAGCCCCTACGGAACGCTTTTAGGTCGCCCTGTAATCGTTACTCAACACGCCAATACGTTTAGCTCGCAAGGAGACGTTCTGCTGGCCGACATGAGTTATGTCCAAACGATCACCAAGGCTGGCGGTTTCCGCACCGACACATCGATGCACATTTATTTCGATGCCGATGCGACAGCCTTCCGCACTGTGTTCCGTCTCGATGCACAGCCAAAGATCACGGCTGCAATCAGTCCTGCTAAAGGCGCGAACTCTCTGTCACCTTTTGTCCAGCTAGCCGCGCGCTAATCGGACAGCCTCGCTCGGGTTCGCCCGAGCAGTTTTCAAATTTAATTGTTTAGGAGAAACGTATGTTTCCAAATGCAAAAGGATCCGAGTTGGTCGGAGTAGTTGGCAATATTCCGGCTCAGGCCGTGGCTGGTGCCTCAGTTACGTCCGGCTGGATTTCAATGGCTCAGTTGTTTTCACTTTTGGCTTTGATTGAAGTGGCTGCGCTTGGTGCTAGCGCATCGGTTGCTGCCTCTATTAGTCAGGCTATCGACAATCAAGGCACCAGTGCAAAAGCTTTGAAATCAATTGCACCCATCACCAGCTCGAATCAAATCGCGCTTGCTGATGTGCTGGCCGATAGCTTGGATGGTGCCAATGGCTTCTCGTATGTCCAGCTAACACTGACGGTTACTGGCGCATCCAGCATCGTTGGCGCAAAACTGCTGGCCACTACTGATCGCTATTACCCAGCGAGCTCGCAGAATATTTCTGCTGTTTCGCAAATCGTTTAACAGCTGAAAACAAGCTAGTGGCCTCACAAGGGCCACTAGCCTTGTGGAATTCAAAATGTCGCTTAAACAATTATCTGTATCGACGGATGAGCCAGTCACGCTTGCCGAGGCGAAGTTGCACCTTCGCGTGGAAACGGATGACGACGACACCTTGATTGCGTCGTTAATCACGGCTGCGCGCCAAGGGGCAGAGACAATGACACAACGTCAGCTTATGACGGCTCGGTGGCGTCTTTATCTCGACTCGTTTCCTGCAGGCCAAATGTTTGCGCCTTTTGGGGCGGCATTTTCAATTCCACAAACTGCAATTTTGTTGCATAAACCTCCGCTTCAATCTGTGGATTCAATCAATTATCTGGATATGAGCGGGGCGCAACAAACGCTAGACTCGTCGAAATATACGGTTGACCTCTCATGTGAGCCTGCTCGCATTACGCCGATATTTGGAACGGTTTGGCCTCCAACATTGCCTCAGATCAATGCTGTGTGGGTTGATTTCACGGCAGGCTATGCCGACGCTTCGAGCGTGCCAGACGGCATCAAGGCTTGGATAAAAATACGCGTCGGATCGCTGTATATGCACCGAGAGGAAGTTGCCATTTTGCCTCGTGGGAAAATGGAAGAGCTGCCCTTCGTCAATACTTTGCTGGATCCGTATCGAGTGGTGACGATGTGATTGCGGCAGGCGAGCTTCGGCACAGAATATCTGTGCAAGAGTTGTCCAGGACACCTGATTCTCTTGGGCAACTTACAGACACGTGGACTACGGTCTTAGATAACATTTCCTGCGTAATTGAGGATTTGTCCGGCAAGCAATTAGAGGCCGCACAAGCGATGAGTAGCGAAATCAATACTTTGATACGTCTAAGGTACAACGCTGCGATCACAAACCGCATGCGAGTGTCGTACCCAGCGAAGAATCAAACGTTTAAGATTGTTGCGGTGTTAAACGTAGACTCAATGAATGTTGAACAGCATTTAATGTGTTCGCGCAACTTGGTGAAGATGTCCACATGACGAATGACGATCAAGTGGCGGCGGCACTGGCAACAATTTCTGCTATTTCGTCGTACCCGATTCGACCTGACGTGGCAGATTACGAAGACGTGCCACCCTACATCATTTATCAAGAGGTGTCGCAACCGAATGGTGGCTATACCTTAATGGGCTTGGCGTCTCTTAGCCCCAGTCGCTATCAGATCGACGTGTATTCGCTGACTCGATCTGAGGCCGCAAGGCTGGCGGACGCAATATGCGTAGGACTGTATACGGCGATAGGTGCTGTTAAGCACTCTCGTTCTAGCCATTACGACGCAAGCACTCATTTAAGGCGCGTCACGCTAGATTTTTATATGTGGCTACCCAACACTTAGTTTTGCAGCAATTAACCCATCCCGTCTTTATGGCGGGATTTTTTTTGGAGTAAACAATGAGCAATGCAATTCGATCTGATGGCACAACCATCGCCTTTGGTGGGTCGTTTACCAAAACCGATCCATTAACCGCGGCTGCAATTACCACTGCTGCCGCTGCCATATCAACATGGGACGCATTTGAAGAGGTTACGGAAATCAAGCCGTCCGGTCAAAAAGTCGACGAAATTGATGTCACGCATCTTGCTTCCGCATCCAAAGAATTTGTGCTGGGTTTGGAAGATTCAGGGATGATCGACGTCACCATGAATTTCACTGGTGCAACCGCTCAACAGGCTGTTCTTACTGCCAAAACCGCTAAAACCTTGGCTTTGTACAAAATCAGCCTCGGCGCAAATCAGCTTACCAATCCAGCAACGTATACGTTTGCTGCCTACGTGACGAAAGCTGAAATTCCAGACGCAAAGGTCAACGGCAAAATCGAGCTGAACGTGACGCTTCGCATTACTGGTCCTGTCGTTCTCGCCCTCGGCTCCTTGACCTCTACAGAGTAATCACAAAATGTCTGAAAAAGCACAATTGTTCTTTGCCGCTGCGCAACTTAAAACCGTCGATTTCGAGTTGCCCGGCCTGGGTGTGGTGCAGGTGTCGGAGTTATCCGAGGCGAGCGTTTCGGAAATTCGCGCTATTGCTGATGCGCTTACTGATGAAAATCAAAAGCGCAATGCGATGACCGAGGGCATGATTGTTCGCTCAATCCTGCAGGACGGTGCGCCTGTGTTTACCGATGACGATGCCAAAAACCTGCATACGGCCATTGGTAACGCCCTGTTCCAAACAATCGCTGAAAAAGTCTTTAGCGTTAATGGGTTTGGCACGGGAAACTAACTCCCGAGCGTCGGTTTAAGCATCGGCTGGCGCTCGGTTTAGGCAGGACGGTTGCAGAGCTCGAGGCAAGTATCTCAAGCGCTGAATTTCAGGATTGGATTCGATACTACAACGTCGAGCCGTGGGGAACGCCTGTGCTGGATGCGATCTCCGCGCAGCATTTGAGTATGTCTGCAAACATCAATCGGAATGCCAAGGAACGATCGGAGCCGTTTAGACCGAAAGAGTTTTTATTGTTTACTCAGCCGGCCTCGGACGACAAAAAAGACGTTTCAACGGTTCGATTAAAAGCGTTTTTGGACGC